TTTGTCCTTGCCAAGTCCAATGCGAAAACCAGCGCCTGCCGCTTCTTCATTGATCAACCATTGTTCAAGCCCTGGGAAGTTGATACACAACGCCTTGATTGCTTGAGCAGGTGTGTCAACGTCAAATTCAAACCGGCACTGCCCGAGCTTCTTGCGGAGAGCGCCATACACCTTAACGACTTTCATGCCGCAAGACCATGGCAGTATTCTTTACATAATAGCCACCATAAACGTCCCTGCTCGATAGTCTTCCTTGGACGTGGTGCAGAATTTGCTGATCGCCAAGATAAATAGCACCATGGTTAGGAAGATCAGCGCCAAGCTGCATCAAAATTCCATCACCGTATTGCAAATCTTCAAAGGGAATTTGACGAAACCCCTGACTCTTATATCCATCAACGTAAAGATTTTCCCCTCTCTCCCAAAAGCCATCGCGACGTTCAAAATCAGCCAGTTCAATGCCAAGCTCTCGCCTGTACCAATCACGCACTAATGCATAGCAATCAACAACACCAAAGACAAATTCACGACCGACATAGGGTAGGTCAAAATCCCTTGGCTCGCAACCGCCCCATTCTTCAGTCTTGGGGTTGACTATTATCCACGGAAGACCAGTTTTATTGCAGCCAATCTGGTCTGCGACTGATGGCTGGGGGCGGCTAATTGGATGGCTATGTATCACTGCAATAATTTCTCCCAGATCTTCCGCAATAGCATAGTCATTAGGGTCCAGAACAAAATGTTCGTCGGGAGTGGCGGCAATATTTACGCAAGGAAAGTATCGACGACGCCCCTTGACAACGTGAATTAGTCCACACGCTTCCTTCGGATCGCAAATCTTGGCGTGCCGTAAAATATCAGCTTGCAAAGCGGCACTTAGCTTCATTTCCATTTCCTTACTCGGTCAACCCCGCGCCCGGATAAGACCCGAACGGCAATGGCGAAGTGGCCCCAAATCTAAGCTTGCACGAACTCAGTCTTTTCCCGCAAGCATCAAGGGCTAAAGTGCCCACAGGGTTGTCACTTGCATTCCAATAGTTGCTACCTGTATAGCCGCATTCGGCGGAGCGGTATTGCCATTGGCAAATATTAGCGATCAATTGACGTTTTGGAATCATCATGCCTGCCATATCCAACTTGCTCGCCAGTTCCCATTGCACTACATCGCGATTTTCTGAAGATTTGCGATCAACATACCAGATTTCATCGGGAAATTTTGCATGGGGATCGGCGGTCGCTTCTCCATCAAGAAACTTTTTTAATGTCCTAATGCGAGTAATTTTTGCGCCGCCCAGATCGTTGCCGGGTGTTACAGCATTTGCCAAAAGAATCAATGTACTAATTTCGCCCCCCAAGTTTGCGACTGTCAAGGTGGGCCTAGGAAGGGTGCCTCCGCTTACGTAATCAAAGCCCTCCGCTTGAATAGGTAGACGCACATATTCGTTACCATTCCAAACAATATTGCCAGTGACGCTTGCGTTTACGCCAGCATGAAAATAGTAAGTGTCGCTGCTTCCATGGAGAGTGGCATCAAGCGTGAGCTGAAACAGTTCAATAATGGCATTCGGTGCCAACACTGATAGCTCTTCGTAAACGCTACTTACAGCCGTCCAAGTGACGCCTCCGTCGACGATGGTACTACCAATGTCAGTTGGCCAAGAAGGCTGACTGCTGGCGCTTGTGCCGGCCACTGTGCAGCGAAATACGAGGCCGCTAGCCTGCAGGGCCGTCGCACGGACGATTTGACCAACCGTGTAAGCAGTGCTAGAAGCCCAAGCAGAATAAGCCACTATGGTTCAAAGATTTGGTTGAAAGTGGCGTTGATTTGATTAAATCCATCGCCTAGCAATTGCTTGGTCCATTCGCGACATACCCACTTGTAAGAAGAGCTTTCTCCTGGTGGAGTCCAATCAAATGAATTCGCATCATCAGCTCTAGCGTCTAAAAATGTTTCAATAGTGTCAGCATCGGTGTCGTTCACCATGAAAGTGAGAGACCATTCTTTTGGGTTCTGATTGAGCCCATATTTAAGACGTTGCTCGTAACCATCGCCAAATTGAACCGTGCGCACTCGTGGTTGACTGCGCTTTTGCGCATCAAAAGTGGGAGCAATGGATGGGAAAGTGGCCATAATTAACTATCGGACAAGAAGGCCGCCAGGGCGCTGTTGCTTGACGATTTCTGACTGCACCGCTGCACTGACAATGCTCGCCAGTGCTTTTGCTTGGCCTTCGTCGCCTTCCGTTTTTGTGCCTTTCGCGTCCACGTTAATAGTAATACTAATGTCACCATTGCCACCTCCCATCATCTCCACTGGAATGGAGCGACCATCGGGCAATGGCACGATCGCTTCATTGTAACGACCTTCACCAATCAATCCCATGGTTGGACCGTTAACAATGCCTCCGTTCGCAAAAGCTTGGAATCCGCCTTCCCATACGGCACCATTTGCTGCACCAAAGACGGCAGGACTAAACTTAGGGCCTCCTGCGCCAAAAGCTCCAGAGAAATTACCAACACCCTTCGGGAAAATGGCACCAGCCCCCGGTAGAAGGCTCATGGCTAACCCAATGATCTGCATTTCTATCCATTTTGCAATCATCTTGGCTGCCATGTCCAGGAAATAACTAGCAACGCTCTGGAAGAATCCAGCGAGAGCTTGTTGTGCTGACATAGATCCAGAAATCACACCTTTGAATGATGTTGCAAAAGCATCGCCAATAGCTTGCGCAGCGCCAATAATCTGATTAGATGCTTTCATTAGTTCCGCCAACTGATCCTTTGCTGCTGCATAGCCAGCCCCCAGCTCCCCACCAGTCAGCTCTGGCATTAGATTAATATCCGTGCGGAATGTGTCAGCGCCAACTCCTCCCGCCTCAAATGCGCGTTGGCGAGCTTCTCGCGCCGCTTTAACCACGGCATCCAGTATTCCATATCTTTCGCGCAAAAGACGATTGATGTCGTTTTCATGCTGTAATTGCTCTTCGCTTCTATCAATCTCCAGCAATTGCATTCGCAAGTTATATTCTGCTTGCTTAATTCTGCCTGCATCAAAATCTTTTTGAATCTTCGCCTTGCGCGTGCCTATTTCAAGCAGACGCTTGTCCGATTCGTAAGAAGCAACCGCCTCTTCATCTTGATCGGCGCGAGCCATTGCAATGTTTTGATCAATTTGCAGAATACGAGAGCGAATGCGAATTTCCTCTCGCAACTGCTTGAGCACTGCCTCTAATGTCTGCGCTTCCTTCGCGGCGCGTTCTGCAGCTTTGGCGGCCTTGTCGGCGGCTCCTTTTGCGCCTCCCTTCGCGCCGCTTTCGCCTCCTCCGCCTTTGATTTCAGCAAAAGACAAAGGTTTCGTGGCTTGTTGTTCTTCAAATTTGACTTGACGCTCCCTGTATTGAGCTTCTCGCAAAATCCCTTGACGAGCCTGAATAGCTCCTGCTAGGTCCTCAATTCGCGCACCTTGCGTTACGCCATATCCCTGTTTTTTATTGTAAATGGTTTGCGTGGTCACACCAGCCCTTTGCAGAGCGGCTTGCTGCTCCTTATTGGGAGTTAAAAATTTGCGACCAAGCACTCCTCCAACTTGCTCTTGCTGAGATAATTGCTGCAGCAATTTAACATCCCGTGCCGCTTGAAATCCCGCCTGTCTTGCCTCCGTAGCCGACATGGCGCGAATAGCTTGAGCAGCGCCAAGAGCCTTGGCTCTAGTATCTGCCAGCGCTTGGTTCATGGTCATAAATCGCTCAATGAGCAAGCCAATGCCTACCACTACCAAACCAACACCTGTGCTTGCAAAGAACGTTCTCAAAGTTAATCCTGCTGTTTGAGCCATAAGTCCCATTACCTGGGCGGACTGTCCAGCTCGAGCGCATTGAACGGCAAAACCGATTAATGCGGCAGCGGATCGAACAAGATTTGCGATCATCGGAATCAATGCTCGCAAGTTCAATAGCTGAATAGCAGTTGTTAAGACAAGAACGTTTAAGTACACTTTGGCAAAATAGCCGACAACGGGATTGCCAGCAATTTGCAATAAAACTTGCGCCACGCCAAGTGCGGCCTTTGCGAATTGACCCAGCACTTCAACAATTTGCGTTGCATTTTGTCTGATACCTTCAAAGCTTGGGCGCAACTGCTCCAATGCTTGAGCCAATGCAAAACCACCCGCAGTCTTAGTTTGCGTGCCACTGAAGAACGCATTTAATCCATCTGTCACTACTTTGATGCCGGTCATCATCGGAGAAACAACGCCGTTCAAAAAAGCCGTAGCGATGGGTTCAAAACTTTCATACAAACCTTTTATGGAAGTTTGCATGTTATTGATGGCACCTTGGAATGTATTCGCGGCACCTTCTGCACCAGCGCTAAATTTTTCATTAAGCACGACGCTAACATTATTAAGAAGCTCCATCATTGCGGTGCCTTTATAGCGACCGTCTTCTAGCGCTGCCGAGAATTTGGTGATCGCTTCGGGTCCCTTGAAGCCAGCGGCTTGAGCGAAGATTGCCATAGCGCCTGGCAACACGTCACCCAACTGTCCCTTTAGTTCTTCGCTCATCACTTGACCCTTGCTAGCCATTTGAGCAAAGGCATAATTCACTCGATCTACTTTATCTGCGCTCATGCCAAATGTAGCCGCAGCCTTGCTAATGCCAGTGAAAAGCCCTCTAACTTGGTCTCCGCTAAAGCCTGCGGGCTGCATTGAAGCATATAATTTTGTGAACCCGTCCCGAGCGGACTGCAGGGGAATGTTATATCTTTCAACCAAATCAATAATTAACTGATTAGACGCAACAACTTCTTGGCTAGTGGGAGAAACGGCCTTCAGTGTGTTATTAAAATTTTGCAATTGCGCGACTGCCTGTCCCACCTGTGCGGGGAAATCCTGTGCAAAGCCAAGCAGTTTGTAAGCTTGTCCAAACAAAAGTACTTGCTTAGTCGCAAAAGCAAACTCGCCTCCTAGTTCGCGAATGAGACCGCTCCCTGGCAAATTCAGACCGCTCATGGACCCGCCAAGACCGCCAAATCCCCCAAAACCACCTCCGCCGCCGGTACCACCGCCACCTCCGCCACCTGCGCCACCTCCACCACCTTGTCCGCCGCCGGTCGCTACTAACGCCCCAGGAGCTTGATACGGAACAATTGCACTCAACGAACGAGCGGCTCTGTACGACTGACTGTATGGGGAGGGCGCTCTTCCTGCACCTCCTCCCATTACATCCACTTCTCTCAATGCCGAACGCACACGGGCTTCCCTTTCCCGTCGCGCAAGCATTTCTGCCCTTGTTTCTCCATCGCGACCAAGAGCGCCTGTTGCATAAGGAGACGCGACTCTACCCACGCCAGCAGGCAGCAGCCCAGTCACTCTTCCACCGCCAAGCATTGGCATTCCCGCAGCGCCAAGATCTCTGACTTGCACTCCGCGAACAGCAGCGTTCAATCCATTGCGCACTGCATCAACAAATGCATTAGCAGCATTGCGCAAGGCTTCCTTCAGTGCTGGATTTAGAATATCTCCAACCAAGCGCTTCTGCTCGGCAAAAGCAGAGCCTGGGAGTTGCGGAAACGCTCGTCCCGGAGCCAATGCCATGGTCGAGGTCGTGCTTACGCCTCGAGTAGGAGGAACCATGGCCTCCCAGTTAATAGCAGGAAGCCGCCTCCTCTCTGCTTCTTGTGCCCTGATCACTGCAGGGTCCATTCCGAGCATGCGGAAGACTCCGCGAGCAAACGTATCCAACACTCTTTCAAGCTGGCCACCGCCCGGCTCATTGCGCATGCGCATTTCCATGCCAGAGGCAGTCTTTCCGACCATCCCCTGTGTGCGCATGTATTCCATCAAATCAGGGAATCCAGGAGGTACTCCGCCCTTTCCGCCTTGAACATTCGCTTTTACATTGACACTGATTCCACTAAGAGATTCCGTGACGGCCTTCTTAAACTCTCTTACATCTGCCTGCGTAATGGAAGGCTTGATGCTTGTGCCAATACGAATTTTGCCTCCAGCATTCTCTAGCGCGGGTGAACCTTTGATAGTCTTGTTGATGCCAGCAACAACACTTAATACATCTTTCTGCGTGACAGCGGAACGAATGCTAACTGGTATTTCTACCGCTTTTGTCTTAGAAAGAGCGTCAAGCCTTGCTTGAATTTTTTCAAACTGATCCTTGGTAAGTCCGCCAACAATATTCAGTTCAATGTTAAATTTTTGACGCCCCAAGGATTGCCTAAGGCTGTTCAGTTCGTTTTTTATGACAGTGCGATCAAATTTAAGCTTGATCGGCAAGTTATACCCAGCCGCTGCTTGCCCAAGCGTTGCCAGTTGATTCCTAAATGTGGACAGATCAAGACCTACTTTCAGCAGAAGTTGTGCGTCTTGTGCCACGATTTTGCGCCAGCGTCTCTAGTTTCTTAATTCTATAATCATTCTTCCTTGTTTCGCCCAGCAAAGGCTTTTATTTCGTCGGCCAACAGTGCAATCACTCTGCCGTCCATGCGTCGCGTTTTCATAAGACGCTGCATAATAATCAGGGTGGCATCAGTAATGCCGTCCTCTTTTTTAATGGCTTTGGTGTCGAATGGCAGGAAATGCTCTGCTTTGACGGTGCTCTTTTTGCCCGCCATCATTCCCGCCACCATCGTCCCAAGTTTGGCGATGGCAACGCTTTCTATGTTGTGCTTAGCAATATCGTGCTTCTCAAGGTATTTGAGAGCCGCTTTGACATCGCGAATAGACTGCTTGCCAAATTGATCCGCATGCCATCTATGGTCTTTCAGGTCGGAGGCTGAAAGGCGAAAATAGATGTCGTTCCAATTGGTAAGAGCCTGTAAGAATTTCCTAGCCCGATCTTCTAACTGTTCTGCGACAGACCCTGGGGCTTGCTCTTCGCTTTTTTTGCTGCATCAGCGGCCTCCTTGACTTCCGCATCTTGCTCGGCAGCGATAAATTCCACCACTTTGGCGATGGCGGCGCGAGGCAGTCCCTTAGTGTCGTCCAGCTCCCAATCGCCCAGATCGGTCCAGTCACCATCAATCATGCCTTGGCCGCGTGAGCGCACGAAAGCCGTCACCATGCGAGCATTTGTGGCCTCAACGGACGTGCCGCTGGTAATCATGGCCATGGTTTCGTCAGTGAAGTCAGAAAGCAACTCTGCTTCGGTGATGGAACTGCCGCCTTGCAACAGCGCAAATGCCTCGTCGAGAGGAATGTCCTTGCTCGTGGCGATGCGCTTAGCCAATTGCACGGCACGAATGGTTGCTTGGCTTTGAAGCTTACTGATCTCCTCCTGTTCAATGGCTTCAGCCACGAGCCAGCCATTGTATTTCTTCAGGCGAATCTCAGGCGTCAGTTGAAAATAGTCTTCAGCCTTGGTTTGCAGAAGGAAGCTGTATTTGCTCATGATCAAGAATGTTCAACAGGGCATTGAATACCTTCACCCGTTCATGGCTTGAGCGAAACTCCTTAGGAATTTCTACCAAAAACGAATGATTGTCGTCTGCAATTCTAATGGTCGATTCCCTGCAGGAAATCAAGCACAACACGCCCGCCTGCAAGGCCATCCCTTCTATTTCATTGTTGATTGCGTGGACCGTAGAGTCAGGACTGTGGAGGTAGTCAATTTTCATTTTGTTCCCAGCGCAGCTTTTATCCTTTTCAGTAATGCCATTTCGGGAGTACTGCCCTTAAATTTCTGCGCAAATGCAAGCTCGTCTGTCCATGGACGACCAGTGCGATTGGTGCCTTTACCTTCGTGGACATAGTAGGCATAGTATCCCCCTGAACTGTTTGTCGCGTCCCAATTCCAATCCGCCGTTGCTAGGTTCTTGGACAAGGTAAAGTTGTAGCTGTTAATGCCGCTTTCGTACAACGCTCCCAGGTCGTAAATGTCTCGAGGAGAGCTAACAGTTTCGCCGTTCTTCCTGCGAGTTTCACCATCGTACTGCCATCGCCCCATCTCTCTGAACTGATCGTCCCAATAAGCACCAGTGATGTCCTCTTCTGCCCATTGCTCAAAAGCATCAACAAGTTTTGCGACTAATTTTTCGGCATTGGCAATGGTGCCACCAAGAATAACGGCGCTCATGCTGCTAACGGGCGAAGAATGAGATCGGGCACAACAAAACGGCAACGTTCATAAGCCACGTCATCGCCAGGAAAATATCTAGGCGTGGCATCAGGAAATCTCCGCACCATTCTGTCCATAGCCAAGGCAAGAGTATCAGAAGAAGGCGTGTATTGCATCAAGATCACCTCCCAAAGCTGATTAACTTTGACAGTCCCTCCCAACGGCGAACCGGGTCGCAAGTCAGGGAACTGCCTCATGGTCACTTCCAGCCCCTTCACTTTCCATTCAGCAGGCACGCCCTGTTGTCCCACCACATACACCGCAGGAATTTCCGTAGCATCTGGCAAGATGTATTCGCCAATTAAGTCGGGACTAGCCGAAAGCAAAGTGACGATAGTATCGCGAAACTGAGCAATGTTCACAATAAAAAAGCCTGCCGTATAGGCAGGCTAGCAAAGAAACAATGGAGAAAGAATGGTCAGGAGTTGGGAGCGCTCGGGATGATGCTGCCAGTCTCTTCAGCGTTCTGGTGAATGCCGATGCGACCACGACTGATCAGATCGAACGTAACTTCAACGAGGTTGTCAGCGGGATAGCTCTCGTTGTAGTTCATTACGCGACCAACGTAAGCCACGCGATCGTAGTAGTAAGTGGTGCCGGAAGCGCCCAGTTGCTTGTTGATTTCAACGTACACTTCAGAGTTCTTGTCGTAGCGCGAAGCGCTAATCACTTGGAAGGCTTCGTCAAAACTATTGGGCAGGAACACAGTGCCGTCCACGTCCTTCTGGAAGTAGGAAGTGACGGAAGCAGTGGCTTGAGAGGTGACGATAACGCTATCAGAGAAGCCGCCGCCGCCAAGCAGGTAGAATTCCGTGTTGCCATCGTTAAAGGCCACAGAAGCCGTCGTAGCGGCCTGCAGCGTGTAAAGGGTGGGAGCGCCGCTAACAGTGAAGGTGGCGCCACTCTGGGTGATCACAGGGCGGGCAACGCCTGCAATCGAGCCAACACGCACAATAACGTCTTGGCTCTTAACCAGTTCAGTCGGATGGTAGAGCATGAGAAAAGCCTCAATGGGAAAGAAAATGGTTAAGCGTCAGACGTTCTGTACGCTTCCTTTACCAACCAGTCTAAAAATGCCTCTGATTGGTGTGCCAAGAAATTGCCAATAGTGCTCAGCAATTTGTTCGTTCGGCAACAGTTCAAACCGCCCCTCTCTACCATTGATCGTTGCTGCAGCGGAGCTTCCAGGCGTAATTCCAGAAAGCGTTAGGGGGCCGGTTAACTTGCCCTCCATATACACTGCGGTGGCATCGGCCCCAAGCAAATAGTCAAATCGAGGATTGTTCTTTTGCTTAAGAGAGGCGTAGTAAGTGATGCCAGTGGCCATGGCGATGTAGTTGCCAGTGCCTGAGTCGGTGACGTATCCAGACGCCACCTGCCAAACCAAAGTGGCATTAGCAAGTGGCGACAGGACATTGCTCATACGACGAAACCAACTGTGGTAGATCCGGCGACGGTATCAAGCATGCGTTTGAACTCTTGGCCATATTGCGTGGCTTCGAGCCCATTGCCATATACTTTGCCTTCTGTGGCACCAATTTGAATGCCCATTTGTGCAAGTTGAATGGCAATAATGTGAGCTGCGAGATGCTTGACGGCTCTGTCAGTTTGAGTGCCAAACACATCGATGGTGGCATCCGCTGCAGCTTCGTCAAGGGCTCCGTTCACGATTCCCGATGGGTGGGGGGTGAATTCAGGGAAGCGATCTAGAAAAGTGGCGTAGGTGACGGCCATGATCAGACCTTCCCCGCTTTAATGTTTTCCAGACGTTTATTAATGGCATTTCTGATTCTCACGCGACCCTCTTTCCCTTTCCATTGCAGAAGCTGATCCTCGTCATGCATGATTTCAA